AGCTGTGATTGTTAGAGGGAATACACCTGATGAGATTGCCGACCCAATAGTGGAAAGTCTTCACACGAAAATGATGACAGATTCAACGCTTGGAGCTTATCTAATGGATATTATTCCCACTGGATGCACGAATGAAAACTTCGATGCCGACCAACCAGGTGGTGTTATAACTTGTTCTTTTCAATTAAAATATCGAACTTTAAATACTAATTTGGCTTCTGTATAGGCTCAAGATTTTAAAATAGTTATTATGTAGGCATAGTGTTTTGATTTTGTAGATGGCTGTTTTAAGAGATGTCGAAACCGTGGTGGCCGCCAAAAAAGAAACAGGTGGTTATGGAGTAGCAGAAACTTTGGCAGGAACTGATGCTTTTTTGGTTACTGAGGTTGAACTTGAACCAGTAGCTGCAACGGCGCTAGATCGAAACACGATTGATGGAAAATTTGGTTCTAGACCTTTTATTCAAACAAGTACACATGCAAGCGTAAAAATAACGATAGAGGCAACCCCAAGCGGCACAGCCGGAACGAGCCCAGATTATAAAGATCTTTTCCTTGGATGCGGTTTGATAGAGACATCTACTGCAAGTCAAAACGTATTTGCACCTGAGACAAATTTAGAAACGGCTGATAGCTTGACAATTGGCGTTTATATAGATGGCTCGCTTCATAAATTAACAGGAGCAAGAGGAAGCTTTAGCTATGAGATGGCGGCTTCGGATACACCTAAATTTATATTTGAATATCTTGGCTTATATAATGCACCAACAGCAACAGCAATATTAAGCCCCACTTACATTCAATTAGCTCCAAAGGTTGCAAACAGTACAAACACAACGGCCTTCCAATTACACTCATTTGCGGGTTCATTAAGTTCATTTAGCTTTGAGCAAAATAACAACCTTTATTATTCAGAACTTGTTAGCAGTTCAAAGGCAGTGAGGATAACTAATAGAGCAAGCTCTGGAAGTATCTCTATTGAATCTGTTGCATTAGGAACAAAGAACTTTTATGAAATCGTTAATTCAACAGCAACTGGAAACCTAACCCACCAGCATGGGCAAACAGCAGGCAACAAGATCACATTTACTGCGGGCAAAACGCAACTAGAAACAATTGGACAAGGCGAGAATGAAGGTTATCAAATGTTGGATTTTGCTTATAGAGCCTTACCTAATAGTGGCAATGATGAGTTCGAGTTGAAGTTCCATTAATATTGCGTTTATCAAGTTAAGGGTTTACCCTGCTATTTAGACGTAACAAATGCATGGGATTAAGGCTAAATCAATCTGGGACATATAAATGGCCTGTAACTGTTCAAATTCCAATCGATGGTGGAAAATATGAAAAGACTAAATTTGAAGCAGAATTTAAGCGCTTAACTGAAACTCGTATTTTAGAAATAAATGAATTAATAACGAAAGGTAAGATTGTTGCTGTTGATTTATGCAAAGAGGTGCTTGTTGGTTGGGAGGGGATAGAAGATGACGATGGCAATGAGGAGGCGTTTTCAGAGGCTAATAAAAAGAAGTTGTTAAATGTACCAAGGGTTGCACAATTTATATCTGAGGCTTTTTATTCATCAATTGAAGGAGCTAAAAGAAAAAACTAACGGGCTGTGTTGATTATATTTTTAAAAATAATAAGAAGATTAAAAGTGGATTAGAAGCAGCAGCTGCGGCTTTTGGTGTCATCTTGCCTGAACAGGACGAGGAGGACTTTTTGTTATGGCCAGAGCATGAAGATGCATTAGATTTATTTATGCGATGTCAAACTCAATGGAGGGTCGGTGGATTAGGCCAAGTCACAGGTTTTTGCTATGACTCAGTGATAGCTTTGGCTAATATTTACAAGTATGATGACCTTAAGACGGTGCTTGATGATTTACAGGTAATGGAAATCCGAGCAATTGAAATCATGAATAAGGAGCAGAAATAATGGCAGCTAAGTTTTCAATGCTTCTGTCGGTTAAGACGATTGGAAAGCAAGCAATAAATAAACTCGGCAACTCGATGCAGGGTTTGGCTGGTCGGGTTAAAAATGTACGTTTAACTGTTGATGGATTAGCAAAATCCTATGCGGCGTTAAGGATTGTTCAAAGTGCTTTAAATGTCACTGTTCAAAGAGCCGAGTCAGAAAGAAGATTAAAATTACTCTCACAAGGATTTGATGATTTAGCAAGTGTTCAGAACGCTGCAACTGAAGCAGCTAATAAATTCGGAATAAGTCAGACAAATGCTAACAAGGAATTTGCTCAAATTTATGCACGTTTAAGGCCGATAGGTTTAGAGTTGAAAACTATCACTTCTGTTTATGAAGGATTTAATACGGCGGCAAAGCTAAGCGGCGCATCAGCAACAGAAGCTTCAAACGCATTTCTACAGTTATCCCAGGCATTAGGAACTGGATTTTTAAGAGGTCAAGACTTTAATAGTATCTTCTCTCAAACTCCTGCAGTAATACAGGCGATAGCTTTAGAGATGGGTGTTCCTGTGGGACAGATGAAAGAATTAGCCGCACAAGGCAAGGTCACAATTGATTATATTTTGCCTGCGTTAGAACGACTGCGAACGGAAGGAGCCGATAAATTAACGGAAGCAATGAAAGGGCCGGAACAACAATTTAGAAATTTAAAAATAGCAGTCGAGGAATTACAGATTGCCGCAATAGAGGACAACTTAACAACAATTACTGACGTGGTTAATGCTCTAACTGGAAGCGTTAATTTATTGAATAAAGCAATAAAAAGCGATGAATGGAAGCAGTTCTGGGATTTCTTGAGATTTGGACTGGATGGGAATCCTTTTGATAATGAAGACTTAATGAAAGAGCTAGAAATAAATAGGACTAGATATCAATCTCAAAATATGGATTTAAGTAATACAGAAGCAGGAGTAATAGGGCGACGTAATAGACCACCTGCTGAAGACATTAATGATTTAAAAACTTCAGTTGAAAAGTTAAACTCTGAATGGAAAAAAGGAGCAATGGATGGATTAACAAAATACAAAGAAGGTTTAGGAGATATTGCGACAAGGGTTGCAACGATGGTCACAAATTCATTTAAAAAGATGGAGGACAGTTTGGTTGATTTCGTGATGACGGGCAAACTGGAATTTCGATCATTAGCAAACAGCATTATTCGCGACATGGTTCGGATCACAATTCAACAAGCAATCACCGCGCCGTTTAGTAATTTTATAGGTGGTTTGTTTAGCGGTGGTAATACAACAAATAGTTTTACAGGGCCACCAACTCCAAAAATGGCTAGGGCAATGGGTGGGCCAGTTAGTGCCGGGCAAAGTTATTTAGTAGGTGAAAGAGGAATGGAAATATTCACACCACGATCTAGCGGTCACATTACGCCGAATCATCAATTAGGGAATACTTCAGTTGTTGTTAACGTCGATGCAAAAGGTGGTAGCGAAGTTCAAGGGGATCAAGGGCAAGCTTCAGCATTAGGCAAGTTAATTAGTGCCGCTGTTACTTCTGAATTGGTTCGCCAAAAACGTCCCGGCGGTCTTCTTAGCCCTGCTTAATTATGAGTACTTTTCCTAATATCTCCGCAAGCTACGGAATCACAAAAAGCTCGAAACCTAATATTAGAACCGTTACCTACGGGGATGGATACGTTGCCCGGCTTAAACATGGTTTAAATCAAAATCCTAAAACTTGGAGTCCTGTTTGGGAAAATTTAACTAACACAGACGCGCAAACAATCGAAACCTTTTTAGATGCTCGCGCCGCTGATGCTGGTTCTTTTTCGTGGACGCCTCCCAACGAATCAGGCGCTAGTAAATTCATTTGTGATGATTGGTCAAAGCAAATAAATATTGCTGGCTTTGCAACTATTAGCGCAACCTTTACCGAGGTATTCGAACCCTAATGGCTGTTTCTGCGTGGGCTGCTAGTACGTCTTACAGTCTTGGCGATATTCGTCGAGGTGCTACCGATCAGGTCACAGGTTTATTTTTTAAATGCACAACCGCCGGAACTTCGGCCAGCTCTGAACCTGATTGGCCTACTGATATAGGTTCAACGGTTACGGATAATAATGTTGTTTGGACTGCAATTAGTAGCGTTTTTGAAGAGCTTTCAAAGTTATCACCTAGCGCAATAATTGAATTATTTGAGGTTCGTTTAAGTAATGATTTACATGGTTCAAATGATATTTATAGGTTTCATAATGGCTGTAATGCTGACGTAACAGGAAACATTACATGGGACGGAAACGCATATAGCAGGCTACCAATAATGGCCGAAGGCTTCGAATATTCATCCGCCGGAACTTTACCTAGGCCAACTTTAACAATTGCAAATTTAGATAATACAATTACAGCTCTTTTAGTTGTTGTTAATACTTCGAATCACGGGAACGACTTAGTAGGCGCGGAGGTTAGGAGAATACGCACTTTAAAAAAATATTTAGACGGTGAATCGGCTGCTGATCCTAATGCTCAAAGACCGGTTGAAATTTGGACAATTGATCGCAAATCCTCAGAAAATCGCGACGCCGTTCAATTTGAGTTAGCAAGTGCAATTGATCAACCTGGGGTTAAAATTCCACGCCGTCAATTGATCGGGAATATTTGTCAATGGGCTTATCGTTCGGGTGAATGTAGTTATACGGGGTCAAATTATTTTGATGTGGATGATAACTCAGAAACTTCTTTAGCTAATGATCGTTGTGGAAAAAGAATCAGTTCTTGTAAAAAAAGATTTGGAGATAACAACCCTTTACCTTTTGGCTCGTTCCCATCAGCGGGGAGAAATAG